TGGTGGCGGTGATACTGGCGGTGGTGTTCCTGGTGGTGGCGGCTCTGGTGATGGTTCGGGCGATGATGGTGAAGAACCGGTGTCCTCAGTTGGTGGCGAGTCCTGCTCGGCCACGATTACCTGCGAGGGCGATGCCATCCAATGCGCGATTCTCCGATCTCAGAAAAAGCAGGCATGCGCCGACGAGGAAGCCCGCGATTACTCCAAGGCAGCGCCGACCATCAACGCTGAGATCGCCAAGGGTGAGTATCAGTTGAAAGAGCAGACCGTCGATGCAAGCGGCTTTTTCAATATGGGCAATCGGTTCTACAGCTCGACCTGTCCTGCTCCGAAGTCCCTCCGCATCGAGAGCTTCAACCGCACGATTCAGCTTTCCTATCAGCCGCTCTGCGACTTCGCCGGGGCGCTTTCGTATATCGTCGTGGCGATGGCCTCGCTTTTCTTCATGGTCTATGTCGGCCGCTCTTTCGGAGGTGAGTAATGCACTTTGTCGCGATTATGACGTTCCTCAGCACGGCCATTGTTCCACTGGTCAAGAAAGTGCTTTCTGCCCTGGGGATTGGTGCCGTGACTTATGTCGGCATCAACTTTGTGCTGGATCAGGCAAAGGCCCAGGTGATGGCTCAACTTACTGGCGTTTCGGCTGACGTTGCTCAAATCATGGGCATGTTCAAGTTCGATGTAGCGGTCAACATCGTGTTCGCTGCGGTGACAACGCGCATTGTTCTGTCGGGCGTCAACAAGGTCACCGGCTCTAAGAAGTCGCTCGGCTCGGTTGGAGGTAACTGATGTCTACAGCAACGTTTGTGCTTCGGACCGGCAAACAGGGCAACGGAAAAACACTCAACTCGATTAAGGAAATCGACCAAAAGGCGCACAGGGAAGGGCGTACGGTCTATTACTGCAACATCACCGACTTTAAGCCCGATCATCCGGCCATCAAGGCTACTTGGATCGAATTCGACCACCCTGAGACTTGGTACGAGCTTCCTCAGAACGCGATTATCGTGATCGACGAGGCGCAGACTTGGTTCCGTGTTCGCCCCCAAGGCTCCAAGGTGCCGCTCTATGCCTCAAGGCTTGAAATTATGCGGAAGGATGGTCACGAGCTTCATGCCATCACGCAAAGTCCAAAGCTGATCGACGCGCACATGCGCGAGTTATGCGGCATGCACATTCACTACTACCGGGGGCGCGGTGGTAAGTTCATCAAGCGGTGGGAGTTCGATCAGCCGGTCATGAACGTCGGCGAGAAGCTGGATTTTCCCGATGGTCAGTCAACCCGTATCACCATCGATCCGACTTATTTCGGCTGCTACAAATCGGTTAAGGATGGGGCCGAGCATCATTTCAAATTCAAGCCGCCTCGTGCGCTCTATGTCTTCGCGGCCTGCCTTGTCTTGCTCGGCCTTGCCGCCTGGAAGATATCTGGCCGCATTGTCGGCAATGCGCCCGAAGCAGCCGAGCCTGAGCAGGTGGCTCAGCCGTCCAAAGGCATTCTGGCTACGGCGTCGCCTGCGTCGATGGACACTATCGGCGTTGATGAATACATCGCCTCGCGCACGCCTCGGGTTGCTGACGTGCCGTCTTCCGCTCCTAGGTATGATCAGATAGCCCAGCCGGTGACATTCCCGAAGCCGTTCTGTGTCTCCACCAGCGATCTTGAGATGCTCAAGCGCAATTCGCGCCGTATGTCCGTTGGTTACGACCAGGACGGCAACCTTGCGGGCTGTCGTTGCAATTCCCAGCAGGGAACCCGAGTCGATGTCAGCTTTGAGTTCTGCATGAATGTCGTAACGAACGGGCTGTTCGATGATACGAAGCCTGATCGCCAGCAGGTTGCAGGCGGTGACCGTGGGACGGACGGCGGAGCCGGCAGGCACGCGGGCGCTGACCTGCAGCTTGCTTCGATGATTTCATCCAGTTCATCGCCTGAGCCCGTTGAGGCGCAATATGTGCCACGGCCACTGCCTAAGCTATGAATGGGCGCTTCGCATAATCGGTGACGTTACGTTTAATCGGCTCCGGACAATGCTATAAGCTCCGGGGCCGATTTAATGTAACGTTGATTATGCGCTGCGCTGTCGATCTCGAACCCCATGTCATCAAGACCGCTGAACTCTACGCCCCAGGGCGCAAGGGTTCTGATGCGGTTACTTGGTTGCTTGATGACTATCCCCGGCTCGTTGCTGAGGTTCGCGATCTGCGCCGCCGGGTAGCGCAGATTGATTCAGAGGCTCACGCACTGGACGTCCGTCTAGCGGCGCTCCAGAGCGCTTGCAAGGCTATTTTGGAGCTTTAGGCTCATGGCCTACTATGGCTCGCATTTTTCTTCGTCGGCATCTATGGTCGCCCTCTGCATTTTTCGTTACGTTGCGTTAATAGCTTCTCCAGTTGTTCAACTCGCTTTTCTGCTGCTTTGCAGCGCTCCGCCAGCTCTTGGGCAATGGCAACTACTTCTTCGTATGGCACTGGGTGCTTGTCCGATTTTTCGTTACGTTGCGCTTTCTGGCGTTCACGGTAGAGCCGTTGCCGCTCGGCGTTGCTCAGCGCCTTGCCGGTTGCTGGTCGACCACGGCGCGGCTTGGCCGGCTGCTCGTCCAGTGGTAGGGGTTTGGTCTGGCGGTCTGCTGGGTCGATCATTTCTTTTCCTCCGCATCCCGCGCATGTGGCGCGGGATTTGATGTGGCCACTTTCGTCACGCCCTACCACATACGTTCTAGGATCTGCATGGCTTCTTGATATGCCAGGCTGTCGCGTCCAACTTCTTCATCCTCGTCGTCGCTTTCCAGGCGGAGCACGCTGTTCATGCTGTCGGTGCGGCCGATTTCAATTTCAGCGTTCGGGTATGCCTTTGCCAGCGCTTGTTCTGCCGCATTACGCCATTCAGCGTGATCCTGCTCGGTAGCATTTACGCCGATCTCAGGGTTGCCGTTGGTGATGATTATTTTGGTGATTGCCATGGTGTCTCTCCTTGTTTGCCTCGCCCTTGTGGCCGGCTGCTCGTCCAGTGGTAGGGGTTGGGTCTGGCGGTCTGCTGGTTCGATCATTTCGCCCATCCTCTGATTCGCTTGGCGTCTGCAAGTTGTGCATGGGCGGTTTTCAGCATCGCTTTATTTTTCTCGCCCCGCCGAACTTGTTCGATGATGGCGTTCGCGCGTGCTTCGATGTTCTCTGCCATCCGTAGGTGGAACTGGCGTTCTTCGTTGGTCATGTCGGTTACTCCATCCCGGCTAGGTATGGATTAATTATAGTTACGTAACGATAAATAGGCCAGCGTAACGTAACGGAAATTTATTGTATATTCTGATCGACCGCCCCGGCCCGATAGATATAATGCAACGTAACGAGAATTGCCGGTGGCCTCGACCTCGCCGCTCGCGGCGATTAGTCGCCTGCACGCCCTGGACTGATTGCCTCGCGGTTCCCGCGACGATACCCGCGCAGCGGCCGATCTCCCCTCAACGAAAAAGCCCCCGACGGCCTCAACGGCTCGCCAGGGGCTCTTCGCGATCCTCGTTCTACTGTCCCGCTACCGACTCAACCCGCGCCCTGATCTGCCCAAATGGAACCGCTCCTGGGCGTCTCTCTGCCGCTCTCCCGGACCGTCAGCGCCGCCGATGGTTAGGTCACGATAGTTGCAGTGGTTCCGCCGCGCTTTGGCTTCACCGGCGCAGCCGGGTCCACCATCTCTAATGGTGGACTCTTGTCTCATGGTGAGATTTTTGCGCGATTTCTGTTCAGTCTTTCTTGAGCACTTCTTCGCGGTATTTCAGCACATCCTTTGTGGTTATTTGGTCGAGATACTTCCAGAGCGTCGCGTTCACTAGGTCGGCTTCGGCTATGTCTTCGCGGGTCTCGACGATCATGTTGATCCGCCTCTCTTTGATCGAGTCTGCGAACTCATCTCGCACACGGTAGGGCTTGGTCACTGTCGTCATCCTGGTGTTCCTCTGATGCTGGTTATTCTGTCACGTGTTGCTTTGTAACGAGTTACGGCGTATAAGTTCCACCATCGCGTAACGTGTAACGCTGTAACGGAATACCGGCATGCTC